GACGTAGCCAGATCCTTCCGGAAGAACTCGTCCACCATCTCAGTCACTGTCTTCTGGTTCACGCTGGCAGCCTCTTGGCCGGCACCGATAGCCAAGAAGCCAGGCAGTACGGAACTCTGCCCTGCCAGCCACTTGGATATCTCGTTGCGGAAGGCGTATGTCACCACGTTGTCTAGCACTCTGGTCGTACGTAGAATCAGTCCCCCCGCAGTAACCTCCTCCAGCTCCAGTTCTATGGTGCCGCGGGGACGAGAGAGAGCTATCTGATCCGTTATTGCCATTTGGCACCTTCTCCCCAGAGAACGTTGTTGGAGACTCTTGACCATGTAGTTACAGCACCCCACTTCGGCGTCAAGGAGGGCTGGGTGTCATCCATCACAACCCTGTCAGCTGTAGGCGGCTGCTCTGGCAAGTCCCTAATACGCACAGTCGTGGAGTGAGGAGAGCGTTTGAAGGTCCGGTTATGACGATCAAACAGCTCTCTCAGAATTCTTGTCAGTTCGGAAGTACCACGAAGAGACATAGTTCACCTATCCCATAATTGCCCTGTTGGCAAACTCAACGATAGTCTCGAAGACAACACCGTCTGGCTGATCCTCGGCTGGGAGAACCTGCTTGGTTACTTGCTGTACCCAGACTGGTATGTCCACCTTCACTGCTGTCTTCCAGAATGTCTCTGCATCGAAGAGATCACGCTTGGATGACTTCAGGTCAAAGGTCTGTCCAGCTTTCCAACCCTTCAGTTGCTGCGTGCGAAATGTGCCTGTAACCTCAGGCCAAGCTGTCTGTGTCAGTAGTATCAGCCCATAGGCCTCAGCTGACTCTTGGCTACCGAGCCTGGCACCATCCAAGGATTCCATGTGTTCGTATATGCCGGCGGTGCCTTGACCCCATGTCAGGCCCTCCCTGTCCGCCATCATCTTCTGGCTGTCGATGTCCTCAACCATGAAGACGATGTCCTCGCGCATAGGCTTGGTGGTCACCTCGATGATCTCGTTGGGTTCGAGCACGACCTTGTCCTCTGAGTCGAGAGGAAATCTGATACCAACGTTGAGCAAACAAACGTAAACTGTGTCTGGATCCCCACGCAGAGTGCCCTCAGCCGCGTCCAGAGGGTCAAGAGCGGGGTTCCACATCTTGGTGCTACCATCAGGCTTCTTGGAGACAACACTGGTGGTCCCTACGCCCTCAGGCTCTTGGAAGAGGGAGAAGAACGAGGCGACACCGTCACTGATAAAGGTGTCCTGCCTGCTGTCCGCGTCCGGTACAACCCCATCCTTGAGGAAGATCCTGTTCTTGACTTGGCTGGCATCTTCCTGCCACGCCATGTCTCCTAGCTGCAGGTCGGTGTCCACATCGTACTGATTACCAGTCAGGGGAGAGATGAAGTCTGGAGGAGGGATGAAATGCAGGACTTTGTCCACATCGATGTACCAGACGTAGCCGCTGAGAGTGGCCAGCTGGTCTAGGATGGATGACACGGTCGAGTAGTCATACTGCTGCTCCGGGATCAGCACCCCGTCTTGTATCTGTGTTAGATCCACGGCGAACTCTGGTGCGAAGTCGCCAAGCACCTCTTTGACGATGTCGCCGGCCAAGCTGGGGCCAATCTCTTGGATTACGACAAGCTGTCTGTCGAGCCGTCTGCTCCAATCGTTGCAGGTTATCTGGTAAAGATAAGCATCAGGGTTGATGAGACGAACCTCTTGGGCTGTTGTCACCTCTCCTGCGAACTCAATGGAGCCGTCGACGTCAATGGAGACCTCGTTGCCAGACACCGGCCGATTGGCTATATCTGCAGAGAGGATGATCATATCGAACTGAGCCGTATCCATACGGGCAGGGATGGAGTCTCGGATCTCAATAGTCTCCATCCGCACCCTCAAGGTTTGATCCACCCCATCGATGGTAATCGTGACAGGCAATTAAGGAAACTCCTTGAGGCCTGTAGAGGCCACCAGAGGGCCGTAGGACAACAGAGGGCCACTCCACCTATCGGCTGTGATAAAGACGCCCGTATCGTCGCACTCAGCTCGTCTGGGTAGCATCAACTAGCTCCTCACNAACCCTCTTCTGTACGTGCCGCGGAAGACTCGCATCTGGTGCTCGGTGACGATCTCNGCCAGCTGCTTCATCCCACCCTGGCCTACAACGTTGCCAATCTGGTAGGTGTTGACGAAGGTGACCGGAGCTTGGGCTCCAGTGTTGCCGGCAAGAGTACCCATCAGGCCCCTTGTCTGCTGATTGCTGAGCACGCGGCTGCCTGTAGGAACAGCGACAATCTCCTCGCCCTGCTCACCCACCTTGATGAGACCGCCAGCTAGACCACCCAGTGCCTTGCTCTTCAGCCCCTCAAGCGACTTGATAGCAGTATCCAAGTTGGGGATTCCGATAGCACCCAAGATAAACTTGGTGAAGAAGCCACCCGGTATCTTGTTGAGAACCTTCAGCAGCCCAATGACTGCATCTAGCAGGGTGTTCTTAATAGACTTAACGGCACTACCAAACCCGCTGGCGATAGCACCCCCTAGACTGGATCCAACACCACTGAGTGTAGTCACCACACTACTTACCTTACGCGCCGTGCCTATGACAGCTACCTTGGCCGCATTCAGAGCCGCGACAATCACTGCTCCCAAGTCTCCGAGACCTGACTTGAATCCGCCCAGCACCTTGCCTCCAAGCGTTACCGCTGTGTTGTAGACATCGGTGAACTTGTCCTTCATCCCTTGGATCAGCCCGGCAACCTTGCCCGTAGCCCATGTCAGGAGATTGCCTACACCGGAGGCGAGACCAGACACGATCTTTCCTCCTAGTGTTACTGCTGCCGTGAAGACTGCGGCCACGGCGCCGGTAATCGCAGAGATGATCTTACCCATGGCAGTAGTTAGCAGAGCCAATAGCTTCTGCGGCAGCTTGGCGAAGTAACCGACGATATCATCGATCAGGTCTGGAATGATGGAGGCACCCACCAGCTCCCTTGCCAGCATCTTGAAGAAGTCGATTACAGCGTCAACCAGCTCAGACACGTAACCAACAACCTTGCCTGGGAAGTCCTTGAAGTAGCCAAGAGCCGCATCGAGAGTGTTCGTAACTATTGCGACAAGGCTTCGGCGGAAGATATCCCAGACTGCCTCGATGTTATTGAGCCCTATCTCAAAGACGCCGGTTATGACATCCATGAACCCCGAGACCGTACGCTCTACCATGCGTAGGGGAGTAGTCACGAGACGGACGAAGTCTCTCCAAGCCCTTCCCCACTCACCACTGAGCAGGTGTCCGACCAGCGAGACCATGGCTGCCAGGCCCTCCCCAAGGGCTATGATCGGAGCCATAGCGACCTTGAAGAGTCCCCTAAGAACTTTCAGGGCCGGGGCCAGTGAGCTGGAGAGGAAGTCTACCAGCTCTTCGAATGCGATCACTACAACATCGTTGACTGTCTTCGCTAGTAGTCTAAAGAGTACTATGTGGAAATCGAGTACGGGCTGAATCTCTGCCTTGAAGATCCTAGCTAGCCCGCCCAATGCAGCAATCAGGATTGGCAGCACCGGCCCCTTGCTGAAGTCGCTGATTCCCTTGAACAAGACACCGAACGAGGACAAGAGTTCAGATGTAGCCCCGCCCAAATCACGCAGTGGTCCGAGGAAGCCAGAAAGTACACCCAACGAAGGACCCAGATCGGGCAGAGTCAGAGATGGCAGTGCCAGAGAGGGCAAGCTGATACCGCTTAGAGCCTCACGCAGCTGAGCCGGAAGCAATCCCTTCAAGAAGCTCCCTAGCTTTCCCACGCCCTCTGTGAATGCTTTCTTCACACGGTCGTCAAGGAAGATGTCCAAGGCCACGGAGGCAATAGCTCCGATTATGGCACCGGCGACGGCGCCTACGACGGTACCGACACCTGGGAATACCGCGGACCCAACAGCAGCCCCAGCCAACGCCCCACTGATGGCTCCGAAGATAACATCGGAGACGATCAGGGCCAGTCCTTGGAACTTACCCGGTACGAAAGCTTCAATCATGCTGCGAGTGAAGATCTCAGCTATCAGCAGACCTATGTTCAGCTTGGTGAACACGGCCCTCAGCATGGTCGGGATGTCCCGTATGACTAGCATCAGGCCAGCCTTCAGGCTGGAGCCGAGGATACGGAACGGGGTGGTAATCGGTGCCATCGCCAGTCGGCCGGGAGCAGTCATGCTTTTGAGGATCGTCTCGATGAGAGTGTCGGATTCTTCCTTTGCTATCTTGGAGATGACGCGCAGGCGGAGCAGGTCACCCAGAGGATCAGTGAAGTCCTTCGTAAAGAACCTAACGACTCCCTTGCCTAGACGCCCCGCGGCCGCTGCCCAGCGTCTGAGTCCACTCTCAGCTACCTCGTCGGCACTGGTACCAAACATCCGCGCCATGTCGTCAGTAAACTGACCGATAGCCCTTGCTGCTGGATTCAGTGCTCTCCCTATACGTCTGCCAAGAGCACTACCACCAGCTCCCACGAACCCCTTCACGAAGTCGGCGAAGGCCAAGGTCACAGCGTGCAGTCCAATGACCGCCAAGTGCGAAGGCTTGCCCAAGGAGAGCAGACCATCTGCCAGGTCGACAGCGAAGTTCTTCAGCTTGGCGAACTGACCGCCGAGGTTCAAGGACTTGAGCATCTGAGCAAGAGCCCGGAGCTGGTCGATAACGGGCTTGATAAGTTGGAGGAAGCGGCGGAAGGCGCCGGCAGCCAGATGGATGAAGGCAGCTAGCTTGACGAGAGCTGCCGACAGCAGCACTGCCAACTTCAGCGCTAGCAGAAGGCTGCCCACTACCAGAACTCCAATCGTCTTGCCAAACTTCTCTGTGTCAGGAACAAGGAGCTGCATGGCCGTACGCATGTTGGTAAGGAACTTGTTCCACAGCCTCTGCGCCGGCTCGGAAGCCTTTAGGCCTCGCACGAGTAGGGAGACTGTATTGAGAAGGTTAGCCAGACCATTCATGGCCGGCGCCAGCACGTTCCTTGCGAACGGCTCAGTGACATCCCTGACGAAGCCGTTGAAGGCCTCCCTGACCCTGTTCAGTGCGCCTGGCAGCGTTCTTGCATAGTCCTCAGCAGCACCCTTGTAGCGCTGAAGGAGGTTGATAACAAACTCAGCTCGCTCAGATCGGCTGGCCTCATTCAGCTTGTCCAGATTCTTGTTAAAGATCTCCGGGATGACACCCATGGTGTCACCAAGAGTCTCCAGTGATCCACGCTGACGTCCAATTGCACTGGTAAGAGTATCTGTGGCCTGTTCGAAGCTAAGGCTGAAGGTACGAGCAAAGTCGGCTACGAGGTCCCGGTTGGCAAGCAGCGGACCGAGACCCTCTCTTTGCATCTTCGTCAGACCGGATGTGGTGTCGTCCAAAGCGAAGCCGAAGCGTCGCACGAGCACCTCGGCGGCTCTGAAGAAGGCACCCACCTCCCGGGCACTCCCCAGCTGCCGCATCATCTGGAAGCGAAGCACCTGCATAGCAGCACCGGCCCCCTTGGCGCCAGCAATGAAGCCGGTCCAGAGCTTCATCACTCCGCCAAGAACAAAGGTCAGTGCGGTGAAGGCAAGCATCACCCGGACGACAGTGAAGCGCATGAAGATAAGGCCAAAGCCCGCAAACATGAGGTTACCGCGGAGAAGGGCCAGTGCTGTCATCACGCCCTGGGTTGCTGACTGGAGGAAGAGGAGAGCTTGGGCGCTAGTTCCCGTGTGCGAAGCAAAACCACGGTGGGCCATCTGTACTTCGCGCAGACGGTTCTTCTGTGCTTCCAGTAAATCACTGGTATCGGTCAGGATGGGCACCTGAGCAGCTAAGCTTGCTCGTACCCCAGCTGGCAGTCCTCTCTCCTGCGCCAGTCCCTGTGCTTGGGCTCGGAGACTCTCAACAGCCTCAGAGGAGATATCTCTACCTGACCGGGAGATCCTCTTGAAGGTGTTGTCCAGCTGAGTGAGAGGGGCAACAGCAGCCATCGCCTCCTGAGCTGTCTTGGCTAGCTCACTCCCCATGCTTTGCATTGCCGGTAGGGACCGCCTAGAGACCTCAGTGCTAACGCTGGCCAGTTTCTGGGCCATGGTGTCGAAGTTGCTGGCTATCGACTCCAGTGCCGGCGCCAGTTCTGGCTCCACGCCGGCCAAATTGCGAAGAGACAGAGAGAGCTTCTCCAGAGAGCCTTGTGTCACCGACCCGGACTGCTCGATGCGAGATAGCTGCTGGGCGATGTCCTCAGCCATCTGCGCAGATTGTGGCGCCTCTGGCATAGAGATGGATGCAGGCACCTGCTGTAGCAAGTCTCGAAGGGCCGTGACTTCCGGCCGGAGTGCGGCAAAGGCTCTGGTGCCGGCTCTGTTGAACCTCTCGACCCGGTTACCAAGGAGATCTACATCCGCAGTCACTTGCTCGATCTCGCCAGAGACGCCTGCGAATTGATCCTCAGCCAAGCGGGCTAGGTTACCAAGTCCGGATATCTGGCTAGAGGAGACTCTGCCCTCTCGATTGAAGCCCCTCAGTATCTTCTCAGCAGAGGACAGCGTGTTGACATACGGAGCTAGAGCTTGGTGGGCACTCAGGAGAGATTTTATCTGGTCTTCAAGAACCGAAACGTTACGTCGATCCTCGTCTGTGAGTTGTCTGCCCGCTGTTGCAGCCGCATCCTGCTCATCTCGCAGACGTTGCAGCTCGCCACCTAGAACTTGGATGCTGCGGGAGACAGTCCGGTACACAGCATCAAGCGTCTCCCCCGGCTGTGCGAGACTCTCTATGGACTTACGGACAGCATCAGCGTTGATCGCACGAGTATCTATCCTGAAGCCACCCAAGCCGGCACGCACTCGCTCTAGGCTCTCTATGATCGCAGGATCAGCAGGAACCTGCTTGAGGGCATCCACTATCTCTTCCAACGAGTCCCGTATCTCAACCGACTGCCGCCTCAGCTGCGGAGAGACGCGCTCGAGACCTCGTACGATATTACGGCCCAGATCTGAAGCAGCACTCGCCAGATCTGGTCTTCCTAGCTCACGCAGCGACTGCTGCACGTTGGCGACCATCGCATTGACACGCTCGGCGAGTCGTGGAGAGACCTGCCCGCCGGCAGAGATCCTGGCAAGCTCTCTCTCAAAGGTGCGTATTGGGACAAGGGACTGCTTCAGTCGCGCAGCTTCCTCAGCCACGCTGGCAGCCATATCTCGTAGAGGCTGAACGATCCCACCCGCACCCGTGAGAGTGCCACGTGTCATGCTCACAAGCCCGCGGGCCATGCGCTGGGCATTCTGCTCGACATCTGTGCTTATTCTGTCAAGCTCAGAGGCCAGACGAGCACCGAGATCTCGGACACGATCAGCTGCTTCCTTGTTACCCAGCTGTAGAAGTGACTGAACGATCTGTCCTGTCTGGGCCCTGACCTGCTCCGCTGTGCCTCGAGGGACAAGGCCCGTAGCAAAGATCCTGTTCAGGCGCCGCTGGAAGTCCTCTACAGGAACTGCAGCGGTTGCCAGCCCAGCAGTCATCTTGGAGATGTTCACAGCAGGAGCAGCAAGCTTCTGCCTGCCGGCTGACTGGAAGGCACGGTTGACGTTGAGGACCTCACGAGCCATAGCCCGGAGGTTCTCGAGACCAGAGACCTGTGCGCCTATACGAAAGTCAGGCATTGTCTACCTGCGCCTCCGCGGACGTAGCGCGGTTCTTACTGCTCGTATCGCCTCTCGCTCGCGTCTCGTACCTCGTACAGCAGGAGCAGCTATACCCTCACGAGCAACACGTCTGGCTGCTCTCCGACGGATAGCAATAGCAGCTATGGCGGCCGCACGACGCACTGCCTTGGGAACCACAAGCTCGGCTGCATGTGCCCGTTCGAACTCCTCATTGATACGCTGGTAAGCCTGGCGCCTGCGCTGGATAACAGGCTCAACACCTTGCGCCAGCTCACGCCACTCTTCATCCGGCGGGGGAGGGATGAGAGCAACCAGCTCGCGCTCCAAGACACGCTCTGCCTCTTGGATCAGCCTTTGTGCTTCAGGCGTATCGGGAGACACCTCAGAGAGGAAGTCGTGAGGGGCCACGCCATCCCGGACTATCTTTCCGTAAATACCCCTGATGTGCTTGGCCCCCTCGGGGCTCGTGAAGTCAATATTCAACTTGTTCGCAGCCCAGTAGGCAATGCGAAGGAAGGGGGGCTGGCTGCCCTTGGCATACGGCGCTGTTCCGTAGAGGATGGGATAGACATAGCTAACAGGAGCACGTATAGCTTCTGTCTCCACTCCAGCCTCGCCTGGGAAGGAGCCCACAACAAGGTCAGGAATGGTAACGCCACCCACTTGGGTAGATCCAGGCACGAGCCGGTAGTCTATAGTCTGCTGCAACTGACCGGTGAAGATGAGATCCATGTCCTCCATCTTCTGCCGAATGAGGCCAACGTAGATCTTGCCGAGAGAAGTGAGGAGGCCTTCTATCGCACTCCGAACCTCACCGGGAACAAAGTCGAGCAGGCGGGCGTAGGCTTCGACACGTCCCAGCAGATCCTCATTGAGGGTGACTGAGATAGTCGGTGCCTCGAAGTCAACTGGTACCGGTACTTGCGTACGACCGCCGGCGGCCAGACCACGACGTAGGATCTCGGAGGGCGCAGGCATGTTAGCCAGGACCTCCTACGACGCGTACAGTCGGCTTGGCTGGTTGGTAGCCCTCCTGCACCTTGGCAGACTTCTTCGAGAGTGTGTTGTAGACACCAATCTGCTTGATGAAGCCTACGGTGTTCTCTTGCAAGAACTCACGCTCCGTCCAGCCGAACTGTTCGCACATGTTGATCTTCATCATCCAAGCGGGAGCACCCTCACCACCCGACGCTAGGGCCGCGAGCGCCTGCTCCCTTTCGTAGGGGGGACGGCTTCTTCCTCCGCCCGCTTCATCGTGCTCTCCATCATGTAGTACAGAATCTCGAGTGGCAGCCGGCGCCAACCTGTGGCAGAGTCCTTCGGTGGCGCAAGTGGCTCACCCGTCTTAGGATCGGTGATGTTCCACTCTCCCGGGAAGAGACGGAGTACGAGTCTCTGCAGCTCGTCCATCATCCCCGGATCCTGTGCCTTCTCCTGCATCACGCCGATCTCGTCGAGTTCTTCGACCATCAGGGAGTTGGCGTCAAGGGCGTCGTACCAGAGATCAGGCTGTCCGAACGACTCAAGGGTGAGCCGAATCGTCTTCTCCTTGTACCAGCCACCGGTGGTCGGTCTACTGTTGCTGCTCCGTGCAGCAGCTCTTCTGGTCGGTCTGTTGCTAGGCATCTCTCATCTCCTCCTTGTGAACACGAACAACCAAGTCGCCATTACCGAGATGAATCAACGTATAGGCGCCACACTCCTCCTTGCTGACAATATTGCTCTGAACACGCTGCCCATCCAGCTCGTACACGTACAAGCCCAGAGGCACCGCATCCAGAACTGAGGAACCACCGTTACGCAAGACGTTGTCTATCACCTTCACCTTGTCAACCGCTTCTTCGTCCAGCTTCCCTGTAGGTCTTCCTGGACCCTCACGAACCGGTACTGGTGTAGGAAGCCATCCCTTGGAGATGTAATACCGGAGCCTGCGGACTGAGACCCCGGTGCGGTGGCTGACCTCCTGCAAAGTGACAAGCATCGTCATAAACTACAGTAGACGCTGGCTGGAAAAGGACGCAACTTCTGCTTCATATACATGTACATATACATGTATTGTGTACAAAGCAAAGCGATCGGCCCATTGCTGAGCCGACCGCCAGAAGGAGATGAGGTGGTTGTCTACGAGCCGATGGTGTATGCGGTGGCCAGAGCATTGCGCATGCGCATGCGGATGTTGCTCTCTACAGAGGCCTTCCACGAAGAGGACGACGTCCCGATCAGACCGCGGAAGTTGTAGGCGATCGTCATGTTGTTGCCGCTCCTGTCGATCTCGGCCGGGCTGTCTCCATAGGAGGCCTTCGGGAACTCGAAGTCAATGGAGCGGGTTGCGGCGCCGGCACCGTAGGCGAACTCCAGGATCAGTGCCTCGTTGGTCAGTGCCCTGTACAGCTCCAAGTTGGCAAGGACGTCGAAGGAGGCTGTGAACCGACCCGTGACTGCGATAAGGCCCGGGATGAGCTTCACCGGGAACTTGTTGTTGTTGGCGACGTAGAGTAGCTCCGCATCGCGGGCGATGGCGATCTCACCCTCGATCAGCCTGCCAGTGGCACCGGTGCCGAGGCCGGAGCTGGTGGCCACATTGGCGTGCCAACCGCGCAGAGGCTCGTCAGTGCTATCGGAGACGGCAGCCTGGGCAGTTGTGGTCACCATACCCTTGCCGAGGATGTTCGCCTCATAGGTGAGAAGGCCGGTAGATGAGTTGAAGCGGAAGGTCAGACCGGTTGCAACACAGCCTTGGTGGGTGTACGACTCGCCGCCAGCCAGCGCGTCGTCCAGAAGCTGGATCTGGAAGGAGCGGCCGCCGGCATCTGCCATGGACTGGATGTCGAATACGTGAGCGTACGGTGCAGCAGTGCCAACAGTGTCAGCACCAATAATGCTGCGAATGAGGTGGCCGATCTCGTCCGGGTAGGCGGGACCTCCGATCGAGAAGTCGGTCCTGTGAACACCCTCCAGTTGCCGGAAGCCAATGGCAGCTAGGCCGCGCCTGGCATCATCGAACAGCGTTTCGACCGTATCGACACCGGAGGTCGGATCGATCGGAAGCATCGCCCATGTCGGGGATGCTGGGAGCGACCCCCACGTTGCAGTTTCCGGGGTGATGAAGGCCTTAAAGCCTGCAGAAGTGGACATTGCTTGCTCCTCCTATTCAGTTACGGGAAGGCAGAGTACCGGAGAGTAAAAACACCTTCCTGAATCAGATTAAGGTTCAGGTGGCAATGGCGGCAACTTTAGACCCCAGTCTTGATCTCCACAGTACGTCTCTCCCTGAAGTCCATACGTATCTCGCACGAGTGGCAGGCATACGGCCCCAGTGTCGCGTGCAGTATCGAAGTCACCTGTGGAGCACTGACTTCCACGATATCTGTCCTCGCTTCGGTAAGCTGTATCTCTGTCAGACCTTCAAGCTCTACAATCACCTCGTCGATGAGACTCTGGAAAGTGTCCCACGTACCTTCGCCCATACCTAAGTAACCACGAACTACCATGTGGCTAACAACAAACCTCTGTTGCGGTGGTAGCTGCCCTCTCTCAATCGAGACCGACGTCCTACCCAGCTGCCACACGTTAACCGAGGCCTGCTGTTCAAGGACGTCGTCCTCCTCGCTGGGCTCGACTGCTAGCTCTGCCATCTCGAGCAGAGTACGTGCATCCTCCTCCCCGATGTAGACCTTACCTACCCCGTCTACCTGCTCCAAGAGAGAAGCGACCGCGGCCGCAGCAGCCATCCATTGGGGCATCGCATGGGCCATTGGCTACCTACCCAAGAACCGGCTCGTGCCTTGGCCATGAGTGAGTGGCGGCCTACCCCAGCTCATTGTGTTAGGGATCTCGCCGGCTACTGAAGCTGCGGGCTGCCTAGAGTCTGCTGGCACCCCAAGAAGGTCGTAGAACATGGAGAGGTGCTGCTCGGCCACTCGGAGGTACTCGTTTGTCTGAGACCGAAAGCCTACAGGATCGTCTCTGATCGCAGAAGGAGTCAACTTCGCGGCCTCTGCCGCCATGCGCATAGCAAACCTGTGCGTAGCGAGATGGCCCAAAGCCTCCTTGTCACTATCAGCAATAGTTGTACCTGTAGCTTCTGTACCGAGAATGTGTAGGCGTGTGTAGGTGATCCTGGCAGTCTTCCCAGAGGCTGGAGTGGTTGATTGGAACCGAATGACCGTGCCACCCGTGTCGTCGTAGGCAGTGACCTCGAGCATATCCAAGAAGGTGGGAATACGGTCACCCTGCGGATACTCGACACTCACTACAGCGCTGAAGCCATCTTGCCAGTCCGAGGGAACAGCAAAGTCATAAGCGGCACCATCACCCGCCTCGTCAAAGAACGCAGTGTCTGGCTTGATCAGACTGTAGAATGCGACAGCATCCTGGATCAGGGCCTCAAGGTCTGGATCCTCCACCCCTCCCATACGCGAGGGGATGCCATGGCTACCAAAGTGCGCCAGAACAAGCTCTTGGATTGAGGCAAGATCAAAAGACATCGTCTAGGTTTTGCCTTCGTAGACCCCGTTGATAACGATGCTAGGGGTGGCACCGGCAGGAGTGATCGAGACTCTGATGCGGCTTCCCAAGTTGTCTATGGTAACCATCTGCTTTTGGTTCTGGCCATCGCCGAGGGGACCGCCAGTAGTGGTAAAGGCAGACATTGAAATATCGCCGCGGTCAAACCACTGACCGGTCTTCGGGTCCTGCTGCTGAATCTTTGGTGTCCACGTACCAGCAGAAACGTCGGCGTCGAGAAAGACACGGCCCTCGATGTGACTGCCGACTGGAATGGTGGCACTATCCGTAGTTTGGGTCAGCGTGACCCCATCCCAGAACTTCCTGGCGGACGTGACGTGTAGGGCCATGTCTCTACCTCCTACCTAGAGATTAAGGTCTAGCTGCCAGAGGACACAAAATCCAAGAGGGGAGACTGCCCCGCAACAGCCTCCCCCCTCGTACACCCCCCTAGAAGGACTACTAGAGGCTAGAGAATGTGGCTCCGACCAACCCCCTGTGGTCAATTGGGTTCGCGCCCCAGAAGTGGCGGACCTTGTACGTGATGCGGTCGTTGGTGAACATCGCCCCGACCAGCTCCGTGCTCTGGTCCTGTGCGAAGATCTCGGGCTCCTCGCGGCCGTTCAGGAAGCCGACCTCGATCATCGGGATCTCGGTAGGACCTGCGGCCAGAACCCAGATGTTCTTCGGTGCTTGGGTGTCACCACCAGCGTTACCACGATCGGCTGCTGTCTCCCAGTACGGGATGATGAGCAGCTCGAACATGCCACGGTGGATGTTCACCTCATGGCTTCCTGCGCCCACCTTCGTCTCGGAATTGAGCAGCGCGAGCCCCATGGCCCTGTTCGTCGGAGCGACGACCAGAGTCTTCGGAGAGCTCATGATGAAGCTGTGTGCGACAGCTCCAGAGTACGGCGCCGAAGCGCTGACCGCTGCCTGCTGGATCTGGAAGCGCATGAAGGCATCGGACAGGTTGGCATCGTTAAGGGCCACGATCGCGGACAGGATGCTGTGCGTGTCGGTCACGATGTTGCCCGGGGAGCGAGCAGCTGCCACATCGAACAGCCTGTCAGCGCCACCGCTGGTCAGGTAGGTGGACTCGGCAGGGTTGTCGATGAGGAAGTCGAACACCGTGATGTAGATGGTACCGGCAGCCGCACGACCCAGCTTCTGGGGAAGCGCACGGAACTTGCCGATGTCATCGTTGATGATCATCTCCAGGGTCAGGCTGGCCTGGCCGTGTGCCTTGACCGGCTGGTAGATGGCCTCCTCTTCCGGCAGCGCTGCACCGGTGAGGTCGGCGTAGGTGATGTCTTGGTTGGACGCACCCACACCACTCTCACGCTTCAGCAGGTAGAACTCGCCGAGGCGCTCCCTCTTCTGCTCACGCAGGTCGGAGGTAGGCGCCACAGTTGCGATCTTGCGCCAGTCCTGGAGCATCGGGTAGCGGTACTCTATGAGAGCCCGGCGCGTGATGCTATCGCCGAGGATCTTGCCGAAGTCGGAGGTCTTCATCGCCGTGGCCTCTACGACCCGATCCAAGCCGCGGTTGGACACGCCGGAGTCGTAGCGCCCAGCGGACTCGAGGACTTCGTATCCGGTCAGGTCGAAGACGTGCGATCCAGTGATGACGCAGAAGGCTTCCTTCAG